ACCTTGACCGGCTTGGCGCCCACGGTAATGGTTTGGTTCGTCGCCAGTACCGCACGCAGCCCGCCCACGTAACCGGTGCCGGCATTCACCACATACTGCGCCCCGTTCTTCACGACCAAAAAGCCGTTGCCGAAGAACGCGCCGGCGCCGTAGTGGTCACGATTGATAAGCCGTTGCATGTCATCAATACCGCCGAGCCGCGCGGTAAAATCAATCTGCCAGGTCTCGGCCGGCGTGGTGATGCCGGTTTCTTTGGCGGCGCCGTCATATTCCATCAGGAAAGAGCGCGTGATCGCGTTCCCCTGCTGACCGGCACGGTTCGCCACCTTGCGCTGCGTCGGGGCATGGATAACCATCGCCACCGTACCACTGGCCTTATTGACCAGGCCGATCCAGTTAAAATCAAAGTCGCCGATCTCGGTGCCGAGCGTCACCGAGTACACCACGGTGTTGCTGTTCACGACGCCGGTTTTGTTGACGGCCTGGCGATGCACGATATGCCCCGCCGCCGGCATCCCTTCCTTGCGGTCGATGGGCTTGTTCGGATCGAGACCGGGCACGTTGGCGAACACAAATTCATCCAGCACCACGCGCGTGCCGCCTATGGCCTCTTTGGCTTTCCATTGCTCGAAAGCAAAGGTGATCGCAGTTTGTGACATACTTCTACCCCTTTAAAGACGCACGCGACACGCTGGCGCTGCTCGGTTGTTGGGTGCCGGCAAGCGTCGCGCTGTAGCACACGTATTCACCCCCGACCCAGCCGACACGCAGCTGCAAGGAGGAATTGTTGATAACTTCAAATCGATAGCGGCGGCAGGTGCGCCCGTACTGCCGGATTACCTGCATCAGCAAATCGGGGTTGCCGGCCACCTGGCCATCGGTGACGCGCACGCTGATCACGTCCCAATCAATGCCCGGCTGGCGCTCCAGGATCTCCACATAACCCACGCCCAGCCGCTCGAAAATGGCGACAAAGCCCGCCACGGAACCGGCATCGCGGGCGTTGATAAACGCGTACATCACCCGCTTGCGAAACAGATCCAGCGGCTCGCCGTCGAAGCGGGCAATATCACGCTGATAGGCCAAAATGTGCAGCAGCGCCACGGTGCAGGTGGCCGCATCCAATTGACGCAGCGGCCACACCAGCCAGCCATGCACCCAGCGCCAGAACGCGCGGGCCGCCCGCAGCAATTTGGCCGGTTCGCCTCGGTTCATCCATGACGGCAGGCGCAGGCCGTCCAGTTGCTTATCGAATTCAGGCATTGCTTACCCCCACTTTCAGCGACGACAGGCGCGGCACGTTCAGCTCGCTCACAATGTCGCCCAGGGAAAAGGTGATCGACTCCAGCACCGGGAACGCGCGGTGCAGCTCCCGGCCCAGGTTGGAAAATGAAAATCGCGCATACGGCCAGGTCTTCTTAACGTCATACTCCGCGTTCTGGCGAAAGGCGCAGCGGATCAGGGCTTCGCAATTGCGCACCAGCTGCGCCAGTTCGTCGGCGGTAAAGTTGGCCTTATTCTCGACGAACAGCGTCACCGCCAGTGCGTGCTGGGTTTCCGGCAGCGCAAAGCACTGCATATCATCGCCGTGGCCGTGATGGCCCTGCCCGTTGATGTAGTCGTTAACCGCGCTGATAAAGGGCTGTGAGACCACGCCCGAATCCAGCAGCAGATAGGCATTGGCGGTGCCCGGCCCGCGCGGGGCGTCATGCTTGAAGAAGATGCGGTCGATACTCAGGCCGGCGACGCTGGCAATCATGCTGCGATACACCGCATCCGTGTGATAGTTGCCGGCCAGGTTGTACTGGTTGCGGCAGCGGTCGCGCAAATCGTCGTCCGACTCCCGATCGGCGCCCGGCGTGGTTAACCAACCGTCCTCGTTTTCAACACGCACGATCCCCGGCACGGCCTGCGGCAGGATACGGAAATAGCCCGGCGCCAGATTGTGCGCCCCGCCCGGTTCGGTGGCGGTCACCGCGACAAGCCCGGAAGCGTTGCCGGCCGGCAGCGTGGTTTCCTGCGCCACGGCCAGGCTGTAAACGTTACCGTTGATACGCTCGGTTTGTATGACGGTTCCCGCCGGCACGGTCACCGATGCCTGCGCGTTGTCCTTGAAAAAACGCACCACGCCCGCCGCCGCCGTTGCCGGCTTGCGCTTGACGTTCACGCCCCAGGCGAACACGTCCAGAAAGCTGCCGGCGGCGGTGGCCAGATACATGTTGCGCATCACCACCGTGACCAGCACCGCCTTGAGCCACATCACGGGTGTGGTCACAATGACCTGAATTAACCGCCAGAACGGCGACATTCTGGAGGTGTTGGTTATTAAGCCTTCGGCGTTGACCAAGGCAGTAAATTTCTGGTTTACGTCTTCTTCGGTCAGCGGCATACCGCTTTCGGTAAGCGCCTGCTCATAATCAATTTGCGGTTTCGTCGCCATAATTAACGCTGGCCTCCACTTTGCCGAAATCATAGGTTTCTGCGGTCACCCAAAGCCGGGATTTTGTTTCCTCATGCACCACAACGGTGCCGGGAATAATGCGTTCATCATCCTCGACCAATAAAATAATCTGCATCAGCACGTCCGCGCGAAGTGTCGGACTTCTTTCGGCCACAAGCTGGGTAATTAACCCACTTTCAATAATGGCGTGTACGCAGTCTTGACCAATGCTCACCCGGTTATTGCATAACACCGGTTCATTACCGGGATTTAACGTAAAATTGCCGTTCTCAATCAGCAGGTCGATATATAAGGGATCGCGCATCAGTTTAATTCCTGCCATTCCATTAATTGCTCTGGCGTCATGCCTTGCTTGACGTTGATATTTTCAACGCGTATTTGCTTACTGTTATCGGTGACGGTGCGCGTATTATTGGTGATGTCCTTGCTTAATCCGCCCGGCCCAATCCCTTTGAGCTTGCCGCCGGTGATAAGCGTATTACCGGTGAGCGCTGCCGGTTTGGCCTTGTCGGGCTGTGCTGCCGCCATCGCTTTAACCTGCGGCGCCGGCGTTCTCTGCGCCGCCCCGGCAACTGACGCGACCGCTGTCGGCAGCGCCTGCCCCACCGGTAGTGCGGAGGGCGCCGGCAGGACTTCACCCGACACCGCCGCCGCAGCCCCCGGCAAGGCCGGCACATCAGCCACGGCGGGCACCACATCTACCGTCATGGCATCAATATCGATGCCCGGCAGCATATTCAGCTTGTCCACGATCCAATTGTAGGTGTCAGCAAACGAGGCCTTGAGCACCTTCCACAGGTTGGAAAACACGTTGCTCACCACCTGGCCGATTTTCTTGAATGACTCGACAGGCCGCGCCGGATCAAAGGCGGCGATAACATCCAGCCAGCCCTGGTAAACAATGCCAATCGCATCGAACAGGTGACCGACCATGTTGATCACCAGCTCGAGCGGAGCCAACAGCAACCCGAGCGCACCCGCTACAATCTGCCCGCAGGCTTCGCCGGCACTGGTCACGCCCTGGAGTTCGCCGGCCGTCCACTGCACCGGGGCCAACAGATTCATGAACCACCCGAACAAGGTTTTGACCGCGCCCCACACGGCGCCAATCGCCCGCGAAATCGGACTGAACAACCCGGCGAACGGCGCCAGCGTGCCGGCTGCCTGTTTAAACCCGCTGATAAATCCTTTCACAAACGCCTTGATGGGCTGCCAGAAGATGTAAACCGCCGCCACTGCCGCACCGATCGCTGCAACCACCAACGCTATCGGCCAGGCCATCAGCAGGAACGAGGCTGCCCCGGTACGCGCGGCGATACTGGTCGCCAGCAGGGCGGCCCGCACGCCTTTCAGCCCCCGATTAAAAACGGTTGTCGCGGCGCCGCCGGCGAGCATGGCCAGGCGGTTTAGCCCCAGCAATTTGGCCACCGGCCCCAGCAGGTTCTTAAGCCCCAACATCAGGAAGGCATGAACGCCGATCGCAATGTTGGCAATGGCGCCGGCAGCCGCCAGGCTCATGAAGGCGATCACGGCCAGGCCAATGGCACGGGCCAGATTGGGGAACAGCTTCAACCAGCGAACCAGCGTTTGGCCGGCATCTGCCATCTTGTTAATCAGCGGGTACAGCACCGGCAGCAGGGTTAAACCCATCGCCGCGCGGATGGAATACCAGATCGCCGTCAGCCGTTCCCACGGATTGGCCAT